CAGTCGAGCTTGCCCATCTTCTTTCGGATGGTCCGTTCAACCTGTTTCAGAATCACTTGTTTGGCACACACTGGAGCCTTCAATTCGATTCGATGTTTCTTTGTGATACGCACTTGGGCCTTCGGTTCGTTGACTTCGAATCCAAGGAACCTCTTGCACTGCATTGGTGTCACGATGCCTTTGCCGACAGCAGTCACGAGCGCGTCTTGGTTAGCCGGCAGCGGAGCGATCGAGACCTCAAGCAGTTTCCATTTGTTGAAAACACGCTTGATTGCAGGGCCAAACTTAGTTCGATCCGCCTTCGAGGCCATACGCGATCCGCCTTCTTCTGCAACGAACCCGACCGACACGCCTTTGACGATGTCCTGTCGCACAAGTGCCTCAATGAATTGCGGAAAGAAGTCGCCTTCATAGCCTTCGGGCCTTTGTGCGAACTCAAGTTCACCTGTCACTGCATTGTCATCACGCTTGATGTTTGTGACTTTGCCCACAGGCTGGTCGTATTCGTGATTGTAGAACAGCACTGGGTTCTTGTCGTAATCGACTGTGTTCATGCCTTGCGGGATCAACACCTCGCCGTCACGGTCCACGCTGTCAGTTGTGAGCTTCGCAATGATTGCTCCGCCCTGTTCTTTCACTTCTGTGCTGAGTGTTTTCACTTGCATCGTCATGCTTCTTTCATCGGCAATGAACGCCTTCATTCAACAGGGTTGGATCACGGAACGTCAGGTATAAGTGTGCATCGACAGTTGGGATGCAGTGGCGGGCTCTTCACAGAAGCATAGTCAAATTTCATCATGCCGCCTTGTTTGCCTGTGAGGCTGTCGCCTTGGCTGAAGAAAGGTGTATCGATCGATTGCATCTTGACTGACATTGCGTCACAGAACTGACATGGGCTAGGTGCAATCTCCCACTTCATGTGCGTGACACCAGCTTCCTTCCATGCAGTGACTTGTCCTTCATTCAGCGACCTGCTCGATTCTGTTCTTGCAATGCGTTCGGCACGCCACTTGACTGCTCGATCGCCATCTCCGTCTTTCTCAAAGTAGTTCTGAACGCGCCTTGTCAGTGTGCTGATCGACTCCCCGGTTTCAAGGCCGTCACCGAGAATCTGTTTCAACATGTGCTCGCTTGTGATTCTGCCTTGCTTGCTCAAACGCACAGCCTGTTCGCGGATCTGCCTGTTGACTGCATCGACACGAATTTCAGGATCGAGCATCGCACCGATTGCCCCAAGACCTGCCGACACACCAAGTTGTGCAACGCGCCGCAAGTAGTTCTCGATCCCAAGGGGAAGCGTTTCAGAGTTCAGTGCGATGTTGTGTTGCATCTGTGCGACTGCTGCTTGTGTGCTAATCAGTGCCGGGCCACTGAGGTCCTTCATCGAATCAAGCAAGATTGATCGCAGCCACTTGTCATAGTCATTTCGATATCTTCCGAACGCTTGTGCGCTAGTCACGACAGTTGGATCAGGCGTTGCGGCCTTGGTGTGCATGATCGGCGCAATGCAGTCAATGAACGACTGACTGACGGTGACTGATTTGTTGCAGCAGGTTTCACACATTACTCTTCTTCGACTTCAATCGCTTTGCCTGTAGCGTTTTCAATCTCTTCGATTTTACGCTTCGCCCAAGCAGCCCCGGCCGCCTTTGATTCGTTTGGATCTCCGCCCCACAACAGCCATGCAATGACTCCGGCACTTGGATAGTCTTTGTGGTCTCTTTGTGCTGCGGGTGCTTGCAAGTCAACACGATGGCGCTCGAAGAAGGCATGCATGCGCTTGATGGTTTCCGGACTTAAGTTCTCGCGGTTCTTGATATCGCGTGCTCTCGACACGCCGATCTGTGTTCCGCCTCGCTTATACTCCCTGCGCATTTCAAGACCACGTTCAGCAAGGTTGGCCATCTGCTCTGTTGGTTTCGTGTCAACATCTGCAATTGCCTTTGAGTGTTCGAGTCCTGTGATGTCAGTGTACTCGTCCATCTCCCCGCAGGGCATGTAAAGCGTTTCGCCGTTCTCGCCTTCGTGTTCGTGAAACCCTTCACAGCCCAATTCAGCAGCACGTTCGAGTGCCTCTTCCTTTGTTGCGAAGATGTCCATCTGTGTTGTTTCGTATGCCTTGCGCCGCAAAGCGTTCTGTGCAAGTACAACTTGCGACATCACCATCTCTTCAGCTTCTTCATCGTCAATGCCCATGTGCTTCACGATGGAGATTGCTGCATGTGGTGCAATGGTTGCATCCGCAACACCAGTCAGCACGCCTTGCAACTCCACAACATTGAATGACTTGTCATGCTCCTCGACAACGTATTCATAGTCCTGTTCCTCGACTTCCAATTGAGGTTGTTGCTGCTGAACAGGCTCTTCAATTGCCGCCAACCCAAACGGGTCAGGTGCAGCAGCACCAAGAGCTTGACCGTTGAACAGTAGCTCGTCAGCGAGCGGGTTGTCGTCATCTTCCATCCCCTGCTGTTTCCTTGCCTCGTTCAATGTCATCCAACCGCCTGCGACTGCTGCCTGTCGCTCTTGCAACTCGAATGCCTTGTCGCCCGGTACTGGGTTGTCGTAAGCAAGCACAGCGTCATTTTCAATGCCGAACAATGGGAGCAGCACTTGATTCAGCACGTCCTCGTCAATGCGAAGCAAAGGGAGAATGGTAGACTCTCGCCATTGCGCGAATCCTGCTCTTGCACTTGCAAGGTTTGGGTCGTTAGCTTTAAGCATCGACACAGGAACGCCGAACACTGCTGCAATCTCCTCGACGATCTCCTCGCGACCGCTGAGGTCCTTTGTCGGGAAGTTCAAAGGCTGGAACGTAACATCGCCTGACACTGCAAGGAACTGGCCTGACTTGCGAGTGCCTCTAAGCCTGTCGCCAACGTGCTGTTCAAAGATGTCAAGGTCGTTGCGCCTTGCCGGACCATTGACAACAACAGCGTAGTCAGGCCGCGCGTGGTTCTCAAAGACTGCTAGGTCCATTTCGTGAACAGCATGATTCGCTTTCACTGCCCCGTATGCTGCTTCGACCTTGCCAAGGCCATAGTACAGGTTATTCGGGTTGGGTCGCCTGAAGTGAATGACCTCATCGCGCTCGAAACGAAACTGTTCTTGATCGGGCGAACCGTATACGTATCCATCAATGAACGACTCTCGACTTGGAATCACAGAAACCCACTGTGCTGGCATGGGCCACAACTCAGTTGGAACCCCCATCGTGTCGTCAAAGATTGGATGAAGATAGGCGTTGCCGGTCAGCTCTTGATACATAGTGCGCAACAGCGTCAAGTCGAACCCGTTGTACACTCCGTTGGCCTTGCGCAACACCTCAATGACCGGGTGCATCTCAGTGACTTCAACCATGTCCTCGCCAAGGTCCATCACCTTAGTCATGACGGAACTGCTCGGTCGTTGATCTCCACAACCATCACCCATCAAGAACGACTTGCGTTGCGTCGACACGCTGCGAGTCCGCCACATGCTCTTGGTCTGCGAACGGTTGCGTGCATAGAGGCGCAACGGTGTCGCGGCAACTGCACTCGCATTGATCCACGTTGCAGCGTATATCCACGAGTGAAGTGACTTGACTGCACTCGAATAGTTGAATGGTGGGTATGCAGAGCCTTTCGGGCCGCTGGTGTCGAGCAGTCGGACGGACCCTGCATTGTACTTGGAACTGTCAAAGAGTCGTTTGATGCGTTCAAGCATTAGAAGATCCTGAAGTCGAAGGCCTGAGTCGTAGTTTGCTTCCACGCCTTGACCGCCAAAGCGAGTGCGCACACTCCATCGTCGTGTGATCCGACCGGTGCAGAGTATCTGACACCTGTTCGTGTGTGTTCGAATTCAAAGATGTCGAGTTCGGTTCGCAGCCATCCATCAGGGTATCGGACATCCTGTGTTGAGATGGCTGCTGCCAAACCCTCCATGAGTTGTTGCTTGCTTGTGCTTGAGAACTTAAAGCCTTGAACCTGCAAGCACTTGCTTTGTAGTTGTTCGACGACAGGATCACCCAAGCCTGTCGAATCAACGAGAGCGAAGGTATCACCGACGAGTTCTTCAATTCGTTGGACAGTGGTTTTCCAATCGGTCCCGTGCCATCGTTCACAGACTGCTACTCTACCTTCATCGTCCAAACCAATCACAACTGTGTAGTCAACAGACTTTGCAAGGTCCACTCCGAACACAATTGCAGGGCTGGACGACATTGGACCGACACACTCGTTGATTGCTTTGATGCCGAACGGGTTGCCTCCATCGTCGCTAGGTTCTGCAAGGTACAGTTCGCGAAACACATGCTCCGGCAAGATGCGTTTGGCTGATTCAACTTCTTCAGGGTCAAGCACGCCACCTTCGATCGCATCGTATGCCGTGAGCTTGTGATACCCCATATCAGGCGCACCACCTTCAGCAGTGCGTGCAATTTGATATGCCCAGTTCCTCCGGCCTTTGACGTTGCCGATGATGCGAATTGGTCCCTTTGTTGCAGTCAAGGTCGAGCGTACTGCAATCCATGACTCTTCACGACATCGCGATGCCTCGTCGATGACAGCAGCATGCACGTCTTCACCGTACAGGCTGTCGGGATTGTCAGCGCCTTTGAACCATATCTTTGACCCATTCCACAACCCGATCCAGAGTTCCGAGTTGTGTTCGGTCCACACTTTGTGTTGCGGGTCTGCTTGCATGAGCATCGACTTCATGCGTGCGAAGCCGATCGCCTTTGCTTGTTGATATATCGGTGCAACCCACCAGAACGCTTTGCCTTCACCACCGTTGTTCCAAGCCTGCAACAACAGCCATGCAAGGCAGCCGGCAGTCTTGCCGCTCTTCGTGCTTGCCTCAATTACAACAATTCGTGCAGGGTCACAGATTGCTTTGTGTTGCTTCTTGTAAGGCGGGGGCAATTTAAGCGTAGGTGTTTCCATGTTGCTTGAACTCGCCTCCTTGCCTTGCTTGCTTTAATCGTTGCGAAATACGTGACTCGCTGACTTGCACAACTCTGCCGACTTGCCTTTGCGTCAAACCCCTAGCGATCAGGTGCATCCAGTCTGGATGCGTTTCATTCAACATGCCTTGATGTTCGTCATGCGTATCGTACCAAGGCACTTCAGGCAGTTCGTCGACTGTGAACTCCCTTGTTCTGTATACCCTGACTCCACCACTTCGAGGTTGCGAGCACTGTGTGCATGTGTGTTTGAAGTACGACCGAGACACAGGGCAGTACAAAGAGGTGAACAGGAATGCAGCATACGAGCCTTTGGTTGGATTGTAACGGTGTGCAATGTGGTGTGCAGCTATGAACGCCTCATTGTACAACTCATTGAACTCCCAGCGATAAAAGAACTCACGCTTGTTGTTGCACCACTTGCGCAATATGTAGGCAAGCCGATCCGGCTC